CCCGGCGGTGGCGGTGCCCTTGTACCCGGCGGTGGCGGTGCCCTTGTACCCGGCGGTGGCGGTGCCCTTGTACCCGGCGGTGGCGGTGCCATATGCGCCTACCTGACAGAGTTCCTTATCGCCTGCCTGTAGGGTGGCGCCGATCACTGCAACTCCGGCCGCGCGTGGTTCGTTTGCGATCAGGAACTGTGTTGCGCTTGCCTTGTCCCCGATGTGACGGACTGTGCAGCGAGGAAATTTCACCTTGCCGCCGAGGGCGATCAGGTCAGCTATTACGACCTCAACCACCAGCCACTTCGCATCGGCGTCGCCGACAGTGCTACTGCAATCATGGTCGCCCTGGCCGAACAGCCAGCCATGTAGGCCGTGACCGCACCTGTTGTCCTTCTTCCAGTCCGGGGCCTCGACTACTGCTCCGATCTTGTCGGGCCACTGAAACCCGCCGTGACTGGTGAGATCAGCGCTGCAGGTCCTGAGGATGAGAGCGGTGCCTTGCTTCTTGGTCTTTGCTTTGGTGGTCATGTTTTTCTCCAGTGGCGCCATCGCTGGCGCCGGGGCGAGGGGCTACTTGCTGATGCCGATGAAGGGAAGCGGGGAGCCGCTGGCCATGTAGGTGGGCAGCTTTCCGTCCCACTTCTCGACGGCATTGAGGGTCACGACGTCGGGGTTCGAGCGCAGCGCCTGGGCGCGGATCTCGATCGCCTTCGCGTCGGCGGTGGCCAGGGTCAGCTTCGCGTCCGCCTCCCCTTGGGCCCGAGCGCGTTCCTTGTCGGCTTCTGCCTTGGCTTGGGCGACCTCGTTACGGCGCTGCTCGGCCATCTGGGTGGCCTGGATCTTCGCGTTCAGGCTCTGCGTAACCTGCGGCGGGAGGACCAGGTCGGATGCGTAGTAGATGCGCTCGATGTTGATGCCGATGGGCGCCACCTGGTCGCGCACGCGCTTCTCGACGGCCAGCAGCAGGTCCGCCTTACCGGCGCCATAGACGCTCTCGACTGGAAGCTTCGAGGCAACATCGTTGAAGGCATCGCGCACCATGTTCCGCAGGAACTTGTTCGTGATTTCGTCGATTCCCGCCCGGTACTTCTGGAACAGCGTCGTCACCTTGTCGGGGGATACCGAGTAGGTGATGCCGACGGCGCCGCCAACCTTCATACCCTCAACGGTCTGGAAGCTGATCGCTTCCTCGCCGCCCCAGGTTTCGGTCTGCGTGAAGGTGGGGAACAGGTAGAGTTCCTCGTTCACGCCTACCCAGTAGCGCCCAGTTCCGACCTCGCGCGTCTCCACGCCCTTCTCGGAGCCGTAGAGGTTGACGATCACGCCGACGTTGCCGGCAGGCACCTTCGAACAGCCCGCCAGGAGGGCGAGCAGGCACAGCATTGCAGCAGCGGGAATCCGCTTCATTGGTCTTTCTCCTTGCTGGTGGTGGCCGCTTCTTCGCGGCGGGTGTTGGCGAGGTGGATGCCGAGGCAGACCGAGGCGATCAACCAGACGCCGGGGATGGCGAATCCCGCGAAGACCAGAACATCGTCGCGACTGCTGACCAGGGCCGGCCCAATGCCGCCCACCAGGGCGACGGACAACCCTGCATAGACCAGCAGCGCGATACAGATCAGGAAGAGCTTCCCGGGCTTGATGAGAGGTTTGTTGTCCATGCTTTCCTCCAGGCAAGCCGATGGCCTGCCGCGGTTGTTGGCTTTCGCGAAAATCGGTTGGTTACTGCTGGGCTGCTTCGGCGCGTTCGGTCTGCCGCGTCAGATCAGCCCTCTCTGTTGCAGGTCGTTCAGTTCTGCGTCCGCAAATGCGGCCGCCGCCTTCAGGTCTGCCACGGTAAGCTCGTCGAGCGTCTTGCCCAGGCCCTGGATGTGCCGGGCGAAAGCGCGCTGTGCCGGCCCGTTGTAGCCATAGCAGAAGTCGGCCGCTGCGCGCAGTTCACCGTCGAGCTGCAGCGCCAGGATGTTGAGAGGATCGTTTCTGTCCCAGGCCATGATCACGCCACCCAGGCCACGCCATCGCGGCGAGCAGTCAGACGAGTTTCGATCTTCCTTTCGCCGCCACGGCGGCTGCGCATCATGTGGTCATCGTTGAGCAGTGGCTGACCGGCGACGAGGAAGGCGAGGGCGATCACGGCGGGTGAGATAAGCCCGCGGCGCATGGCTTCAGCCACCAGGGCGGCACGGCGGGTGACGCCGAGTTTGGTGGTCGCTGCCAGAACGCGCTTACCCACCGTGCCCGGCTGCATGCCCAGGTCGCGGGCTAGCTCCTTGCTGGTACGACCCGCAGCGATGCCCAGGACGCACTGAAGCTCACGCAAGGACAGGCCTTTGCCGAGGAAGCCGGTGAAACCGTGTGCTGTGATGGTGGCGGTGGTCATGCAGTCTCTCCATGTTGACCGGATCGATGGCTTGCGGTCTGTTGCTGTGCTGTCAGGGTGAGTATGAGTTTGCTCATATTTTCTGTCAATGAGTTGTCCCATATTTATTTATGAGAAAACTCATGGATGCTTTCTCAGGGCGAAAAAAAGCCCGCGCTAGGCGGGCTCGCTGGCTTGGCGGTGACTCAGGAACCGATTCCTCCACCACGCCAGATAACACGGCCAATGATCGGAAGATCATGAACCGACGTTTCGCTAGCGATCTCGTCTGGATATGCGGTTTTGTCGGGGTTATCGCTTCGAATGAGCCAAGCGCCTGTTAGCTGCTGATTCAGGCGCTTGATGCTGATGCCCCCGTCCGGTCGCCTGATGACGTACACCTGCTTATCCTGAGGCTCTATCTTGGCTACGTCGAAGAGCACGACATCGCCCTCGAAAATGTAGGGCTCCATGCTGTCGCCTTCTGCGTAGATCACAAAGAGGTTCTCAGGTTTGGAGTTGACTCGCTTCAGCCAATCTCGCTTGAACACCAGGCCTTCAGTGGTCTCTACATGATCGTTGAAATATCCATCGCCGCACTCGCCGCGAGCAGTGTATTGGGGAATCAGGGCGTAGTCCTTTTCGCTCGGGGCTCTTGGTGGAACCTCTTCATTGTTGTTCATGCTTCCATGCCCAGCGGCGAGCCATAGTGCACTTACGCCGCAAGCGGCGGCCAACTGAGCAATATATGCCGTTCCTTGCGACTTTCCCTGTTCAAGGTTGGAAATTGAGGTTTGATCCAGGCCGACTCGCTGAGCCAGTTGAGCCTGGGTGAGTTTGGCGTGCTTGCGCGCGGCCTTGATGCGGTCTTTGAGTTCCATCCGAAAAGTATCAGGGGCGTTCCCATATCCTTGCAAATGAGTTTTCCCCTGAGCTATCTTATGAGTATTCCCATAAGGAGGGGTGCTATGACCACCATCTACAAAGAGCTCGTCGCCCACTTTGGGACTCAAGACGAGACCGCCGCGAAGCTCGGCGTTGACCAAAGCACCGTGTCTGGATGGGTCCGGGGAAAGCACGGGATGTCTCCTCTTGTCGCGAAGCGGGCTCAGGTTCTGACCGACGGAAAATTCAAGAAAGAGGACCTGTGTCCGGCTTTCCCGTGGGAAGCGCTGTCGGCAGTTGCCTGACGCCGACCAATCTACCGGCTCGGAGGCCGCCGCCCATGCGCAAGACATATCTCGCCACTTCCCGTCGCAGCGCCCTGGTTGCGAATGCTGGTGCCGGTTTCGGCCAGCCCGCAAGCTCCGCCGACCTTGAGCCCATTCTGCCGTCCGATTCCCACATCCGGCAGTGCGCTGATACCGCTGTTCAGGCATCCAGTGTCGAGGTGGCGCAATGATCCGAAACGTCTTCGTGATTCTGGCTGGACTGATTGCGGTGGCCGTTATCTGTGCCGCTGGGGTGATCCTCCATGCCATCGGCGGCTACCACATCGAGCTGACGCCGATCATCGCGACAGTGGGGGCCGCCGGCGGGATCGCGCTCCTTTGCCATGAGTTTGGCTACAGCGCTGGGCGCAACAAGGCACTGGATGACCGCTTCTACCCAGATGCAGATGCGCCTTACGTGCACTTTCCCCGAGGCATGGACAGCTACCAGGACCGTCTGGATTTCCTGAATCGCGCCATAAAGCGGCTGCACGAGATCGAGTCAGCCAAGGCCAACGATGCTCAGGATCAGCGCCCCAGCGATCAGGGCAATCAGCCAGAGCGCAAACGTCATGATTGATGCGCGCCTTTTCTCCCAGAAAGCCCTCAGCGGCGTTATTCCGCCCCGGTCTTCTGGGAAGTATTCCTTGTCCAAGTGCCTTTCCTTCCAGCGCCTGAAGGCATCTCTCAACCAGTTCATGCCGGGCCTCCGTGGCCGTTCTGTGTGGAAACAAAACGATAGCACGGAGTGTCCTGGCGCCACTTTGCGGCCCGGCTGATTCAAACGCCGGAAAGCAAAAAGCCCCGCTTTCGCGAGGCCTTTAGTCGGTAGTCGTTGACGCGACTGCCTGGATATCAATTTGTCTTTCGAAGGACGGACTA